AGGGTAGGGTACGTGTTTCCTATATACCCCTAAATATACCTTAAGAATAATACTATTCTTAAATATAAAACTACACTTAATAGAGTAGATATACCCTACCCTGCCCTGTCACTATCTCCTTTAATATCAAGCACTTAACACTAAGCAAAACAGGGTACAGTGTACATCTACCCTCCAAAACAGCCTTTTTTTGGCACTGAGTAAATTTACAATCGTAAAATCGCACCAGTTTAAGAATTGCCCTTTTTGCCCCCAAAACAGCCTTAGATGTACCCTGTTCAGGGCATACCCTACCCTGTCTTACCCTCATACATCCCACTTCGGAGGCGGCACTGAGCCCCCATCTTCGATGATAGGCTCATAGTCAATGTCGTATATCTTGCGCCCATTACTCTTGCGCGGAACGCATCCATTCGCCGCCAACACTCGTGCCGCTTCCTTGAAGTCCGCCACCCTCGGCGACCTCACGCCAAGGTCTCGCAACAGCTCCGTCATCTGCACCGGGCGCACCATCGTCGATGTGAACTTGACCCGCTGAAGGATCAGGTCTTCGACCACCGACTGCGTCCTCGACAGCTCATTCGACTCTTGCAGTAGCGCTCGCTCTTCACTGGTCAGGAACCAGCCTTCGCCTGTATCAAAGAAGCGCGCCTTCACCTCGGCCCAAACCTGTTGCATATCGATCTTGTGCCGGTAGTTAATACCCTGCACTCGCACAACCCAGAACCTTCGGTTGCCGGTGGGATCAGTCAGAAACTCATTCTCGTTGACTGACCCGTAAAAAATCGTGCGCCGACGATACCGCGAGAACCCGCGATCATAGGGCAGACGTAGCTCGTCATGGCTTCTAGTAATGAAGGCCTTGAGTTGATCTAGGTCAGCCTTCTTGAATGTGCTCCCCAACTCTCCGAGTTCACATATCCAATGGCTCACACACTGCTTGACGCTGTCTTTGTCGCCGGGGTTTAGTGTGGCGCCTTCGAGTAGCCAGTCCTTCTGTGGTGCCAGCGTTTTCATCCACTGGGTCTTACCTAGCGCCTGCCTACCCACAAAGACGAGAATACCCTCACTGGATACACCCTCGTCCCCACAGGCCGCCGCAACGCATGAGGTGAGCCACTTGGTCATGAGAATCTCTTTCAGCTCGTTGTCCTCGGCGTCTACCGTGTCGAGCAGGAGTTGAAGCCGCGATGTTCCATCCCATGGCCGTGTCTCGATCCACTCCGCCACAGGATTGCTCTCCCGAGCTAACAGCTTCAAATTGAAGCGTACTCGATCGTGCGGCACCATGAGTTGAATGCACCGATCTTCGATCTCAGTGATGGCGGCATCCTCTTCGAGGTCCGCAATGAATGTCATGTCAGGTATATGCACGTTCATGCGCTTCTTGATCACGTCGTAAGCCACGTCGATGTCATTAACCTTCAGCACACCCTCGTGATTAGCCTTCGTGTGCATCATCCGGCCGCGATCCGTCTTCTCAAACTCAAACGACTGGGGCACAGCGACCTCTTGTAGCCTCGGGATCAGTTCACCCTCGACTGCTTGCGCCACATCGTTGTAATCGCCTATCTGCTCAGGCATAAGCACTTCCGCCCGTCCGCCTGCCTGCTTTATAGCCTGCGCGGCCGCAATAGCCTTCTGCTCGCCCGTTTTACTCTCGTCGAAGTCCGCGATAAAGACGTGCTTAGCGTCTGGATAGACAGCGTGTACTGCCTCCGCTACTGGCTGTAGGTTGCCAGCGTCGAAGGACACCATGACAGGTTGCTGGTGGTGTGCGTAGTAACTGGCGGCCGTTGCGTATCCCTCCGCGTAGTTAATTACCGTAGCTTCGGCCAGAAAGTCGGTGCCAATGCAAAAGAACCCGCCCTTCTTCTTGCCGCCTCGTAGGAAACGCTTCTCTCCGGCTTCATTGATGAACTGGAGCGTCTGAACCGCACCGTTGCTGTTGAACAGCGGGATCAATAGCGCATCCTTGTACTGCCTCAACCCATGCGAGAGCACACCTTTGGTTTCGAGGTACGGATGAATGTCACACTCCGCCGCACTGTCCCACATGGTCTGCGCCTTCTTCGCGACCTTGGTCTGCTCGACTTCCTGCGCCAGCCGGGCCTGCTCCTTGACCCTCTCGATCTCTTCCTTCTGCGCCTTCGTCAGCTTCGGTATGTCACCACCCTCAGTCTTCCAAGCGCCCAGTGGACCGATGTCATAACGCTCTGCATGGCCATAAGGCCGGTCTTGATCAAACCACACCTGATACCATGCGTTCTGTTTGCGCCGCCCATCCACAACCGTGTAAGCGCGCCCTATCTCCCCTCCAACCACTAACCCTTTCTTTGGATCTGGCTCTACGCCGAGTGCACCTAACCAGTCGATGAATTCCCGATGTAGATCGTTGGAGAGAGGTCGACTAAAATTTTTTGAACCGCCTTTTATCTTCATTGCCATATTGAGCCCCTCCCAGAGATGTGTATACTAGTGCAAGTTTGTATAAACCATCAAGGAGAACTTATATGCCAATGAAACTTTCTGTAGGAGGGGGCGGAGACACTGAGTACGAAGTGCCGCCAGTAGGAGAACATAAAGCCATCTGTTACCGCGTGATAGACGGTGGAAGTGCTGAGGAGGACTTTCAGGGCGAAGTAAACGTCAGACATAAAATCTTTCTCTTTTGGGAATTGACCGAGTGCACAATGCAAGACGGCCGCCGTATGTCAGTCATGGGCAACTACACTGCATCGCTCAACGAAAAGTCGAAACTCTATCAACACGTCACGTCATGGATCAATCGATCCTTCACGGACGAGGAGAAGCAGGGCTTCGATCCGACGACACTCGTGGGTAAAGGATGCAAGCTGTCGATCGAGCATACCAAAACTGGGCGCGCTAAAGTGGCGAATGTCCATGCTTTCGTAAATGCGTTCGACGAAAATGAGCAGTTGCGTCCATTACCGACCGAGAACGACCAAGTGATCTTCGATCTTGAAGACTACTGCAAGGAGTTTTCGGGAGAGAGCTGTGAAGCCAGCAAGCGCGCGTGTGATATTTTCGAGGAATTGCCTGCTTTCATCCGTTACCGCATTGCCGGTTGTGACGAGGTTGGCAAGGAACCGCAAGCACCATGCTTTGAGATGCAAGCCGCTTTGAAGCGTGGCGCACCCTCACCGATCGCGGCAGGGACGCCTGTTGTCGACGTCGCAACTGACGACTTAGATCCGTTTGCGGAAGAAAATAATCCGGTGCCATTCTAATGAGCGATATACCCACAGCCGAAGAGATGGAGGTGGCCAAGAAGATGCACGACTCCGTGCTTTCCCCGAAGCACTACACGCAAGGGGACATCGAGTGTATCGATGCCATGGAGTCATGCTTGGGCCCTCGGAAGTTCGAGGGCTTTCTTCACGGTCAAATTTTCAAGTATCAGTGGCGGTATGAGGACAAGGGTGGCGTGGAAGATCTGCGCAAGATGTCCTTCTACAAAGACAAGCTTATCCGCCATCTGGTCAACCACAAGGAACCCAAATGAAAGAGTTCAAGGTCGGTGTTTACGAGGACATGAGCTATGAAGAGTACGCTGAGATCCCTGCATGGCGATCTCACGATCTCACCACACTCATCAAGTGTCCCTATCAATGGCGTAACAAGCGCGATATATCCGAGTCGCCTGCACTGCTTGAGGGCCGCGTACAGCACACCGTGTTCGGTGAGCTTCACAAGTTTGACGACGAGTTTGCTATCGAACCGATCGTCGATCGACGTACAAAGGCTGGGAAAGAGGAGTATGCCGACTGGCTGGAGGGTGTGGGCGACCGCACCCCCATTAAGCAGGACTTGTACGACGTCTGCATGGAGCGCCGCGAGGTGCTGAAAGACTTCGTACCTAAGCCAGAGCACAAGGTGGAGCTGGTAATGTGCTGGGAGTGGCACGGCGAGCCATGTAAGGGGCGAATGGACTGGTACACCGGGACAGACGTTTGGGACCTCAAGACCTGTCGGGACGCTTCGCCTCGGGGATTCCGGTCAGCGATCAATACCTTTCGGTATTATCAGCAGGCCGCGTACTACCTAAACGGTGCTCGCTCTGCTGGCTTACGTGCCGACAAGTTTTACTTCTTGGCTATCGAGAAGCAGTATCCCTACCCTTACGGCGTTTACACGCTCAGTGATGAAGCCATAGCGTTTGGTGATGCACGTAACGAGCAAGCCATCGACATAGCGCATAAGTGCTTTGAGTCGGAGAGCTGGGCGCCG